AGCATTAGATACATCATCTGTTGTTGTTGGAGCATTTGAAAAGTTAAAGTAGTATTCCCAATGTCTTAGGATTTTAGCGTTATCAACAACAGCGTGTCTTAGACCACCAGTTTCAGTAACTCCTGTTTGAGGATTGAATCTTGCGATTGTTAGAACGTGTGTGTTGATTGCAGTTATTTTATAAAAGAATCCTGAAGGTGCGCCGTCAGTTGAAGGCACATTACTTGCGTCCCCGAATTCTAGTATGTCACCGACTTGCATTAAACTACCATCGTCAACAGTTATTGTTGTATCTCCGATAGCAGCAGAAGCGTCAGCAACTAGATTACCACTCATTGAGTGTGGTCCAAAAGCAGTAGAGTTAGGACATAAAGAAACTTTGATATTGTTTCCTAATGTTCCTGCTTCTCTAGCAGCCCATGTTCCAATGTTTGATACTTGTCCAGCGCCTGATGCTGAATAGTATGTATCTAAATAGTCGGCAGTGTTTTTAATTAAGACAGCAGTACCAGTTGAAACAGCATTTACTGTTCCTGTAATTGGTCTTACTACCTTCAGATTATTTCCGTATCCTAAAAAGTTTGCAGCAGTAAACCATTCTTCGAAATTATCGTTGTTTGGTCTACCAAAGTTATCAACCAACTCTTTTTCAGACGAAATAGTTGTTACTTCATCAATTGGTCCTTTTTCTGCTGTAATAACGATTCCCCCGCCACTTGTAGCGACATTAGGAACAATATTCGTTAAGTCTTTTTCAGTTACGAGAACACCTGGTGATACTTGAAAAGCCATATTTAGTTCTCCTTAATATTAAGTTTTTATATTTTAGTTATAACCCTTTGTGTATATTTATAGTATACCAAAACTACACTATTCCCCTTTACGGTAAGAAACTGGTGTCCAAAGTTGTCCTGTATCGTCATAAAACTGTGAATTATTGCCTTCTGGATCGTTTAATCCGTCATCTATAAAACCAAAAGGTGCCATATCTGCCTCTATTGCATTTTTTTGATCTGTAAACATCTGTCCTCGAACATCTACATCTGTTAATTCTTTGAAATATCGTTGATTTGCCAACCATGAAAATATTACTAAACACATTACAAGGTCATCTGAAGCGCCACTCTCTGCCTCAAAAGATTTTCCTTTAGAAATAAAAGTTGATAATTCTGCAATAATTTCGAAATCTTGAATTATCAGTTTATCTCCCTCAATTAAACTTTTCAGATTAGAAGTTCCGATTTTTTTAGTACCTTTAGTCATTCTTAGTCCTAACTGACTACCTCTACCACTAAATCCTCCACCTAATACTTGACCTGATCTTCCTCTTTGTGTGACCATAAGTAAATTATCATATTCTAATTCAAATTGCATAGCGTCTGCAACTTGTTGACCTAAATCATTTATCTCAATCAATACAAATGCTTGATTGTATGCGTCACCTACTTTCTTCATAACACTTGGAAAGAGTAAAGGTTTAATTTCGTTATCTCGATACTTTGCAACAATTCGATATGGTGCTTTCGTAGCGTCAATAACTACAAATGCAGAAGCATCATTTCCAATACCTCTTGATACATCAACTGTCATTACATAGATATTACCTTTGATTGGTTTTTCGTAAACATCTAAAGTACCATTCAAACTTTTTACTAAAGGATCAACAACTGCCATAGTTTTAATTTTACTTGCATTAATAAGAGTATCAACACTACCTAAGAACTCACATTCAAACTCGGTCTGAAACTGTGCCTCACTTGTATTTCGTATTGTCTGTTCTTTCCATTCTTCATCTCTACCAGGAACTTCAGACCAATGCACTTCAATCGGAACATAATCATTTCTTTTATTTGTTGCGTCCATCCACATTTTATAAAACATATTCATTCCGTGTGGTGTAGAAACGATCATAACTTTAGATGATTGACCAGAAGATATTGTAGGATAAACTGAACTAAAAAATTCTTCAGCAATATTGTTTGGTACATAAGCAAACTCATCTAGAAAGATAATGTTAAATGTACTACCACGAACAGCACTTGAAGAAGTACTTGCAGCTATCATTTTACTTCCATTCTCTAATTCAATAGAACCTTTGTTCCAGTTGAGAACTCCTTGTTGCATCCATTTAGGTAAGTATTCATATGCAAGTTGCAATCTGCCTAATAAATCTCTTGCAGTCGAAGATTTGTTAGCAAGGATTGCAACATTTACATTGTCATTAAATAAAACATAATGTAAGAGGTAGGAGACAATGATTGTCGATTTTCCGCTTTGTCTTGGTAACTTGCAAATAGAGAAACGGTTTTTGTGAAATGTATCCACCATCTCTCTTTGAAAGTCATACATCTCAAAAGGTACAAGACCTTTATCAATGGTTACAATCTTTAAGTAATTCTCTATAAAATATTTTGGGTTATCCAAACACTTCAATACTTCTTCAATTTGTTTTTTTGTAAATCGAGATTTTGAGTGTGCCTTTTTAAGATTTGGATTTCCTAAGTATTGCTCAGTTTTCATAATTATCTTTGTTCAGAAATACATATAACTTTTCACCAAGTAGAATGCCTGTTTCGTTGTCTGAAGGATAATGAAACCCTGCTCTTACTCTTCCCATACCACACTCGTTACCTTTTTTAAGTAATTCAATTTCGTGTTCAGGAAATTTACCAGCAACATATCTTGCAACAAGTCTTGCTTGTGCTGAATGTCCACTTGGATAAGAACGAGTTTTATTTGTTTTACTTGGTAATGTATTTATTCTATTATCAACCTCATTAGGTCTTTTGCGATTAAACATATTTTTAAAATGCAATATAATCGGTGTTGATTGTTCCACTAAATCTTCAAATTCGTTTTCGTGAAATAATAATCCGTTATCTTCACAATATTTTTTTAATGCAAAAAACGGAACTTCATCATGGTCTCTTATAGACTGTACATCCTCAGCAGTTCGATTTCGAATAATATCTTTTAAACGAGATATTTCATCTTCATCTCTTTGAGGTGGAGAAGGTAAAGTAATTCTTTCTTCTATGTTCGGTCTAAAAAAATCCATTAGTCTTTCTTCTTTAATAGTTTTGTTAATTCAGTAGTAGAACCAACAAACAATGCATTGGTTACACTTTTAGGTCCTGTATTAGGAACATCTTTAAGTTTCTTCATTTTTTCTTGTAGACCTAATAAGTCTTGAGAAACTTCACTTACTGTTTTGATTAATTGTCCTGCAACTTCATATGCTCTAGGATGTTCACCCTCTTTTGCAAGTGATAGAATACCATCTATTGCTTCGTTACCCTTTTCAAGTAACTTGTATAGATTTTCTCTACCAGTTTCAAAGTCAACATCTGGATCAGTATTTTTAGGAGTAGTAGAAGGTACGATTGCAACTTCTTTTTTTCCTTCAAATACTTCTTCCGCTATATCTAAAACTTCATTTAATTTATCATCAATTGTACTCATTTTGTAAACCTTTTATTATTACTTATCTTCACCTGTGCTTTCATCATAGTTTAATCCATCATTAAAGAAATCTAAAGTAGTTGTATATGTATAAGTATCATCTTTATCTGCTGAAGTTGGATTAGGTGTAACCGTAACTCTTTCATTTCGAGATGGACTATTTCCTTGTATATCTGTATATAAATCTGCTGAAACTTTTTTAATAATAGAACTTGTACTTATCGGACCATACAGATATATTTTTGCAGTAAATGATAATGTATAAATGATTCTTCTATTTGTTGTAAGTGATCCTGTATAACTATCATCATAATCAACACCATTTAATATAAACGGTATATCTCTTTTTGTATCCATGTAATCTTTATTCTCATACATTGTAACCGTGTAGTCTGGTTGAAAGTATGGAAGTATCTGTTCAATAATTTGTAAACCGTCATCTGAATTAGAAGTAAATACATTTAAAGATATATTTACATTATATGGTACAGGAGAATATTGTGTATTCAAGTTAGTTGTATCACTACTAGTTTTTACATTACTAAGTTTTTGATTTTTATTTAACTTACGAGCTGGGTCATAAGAATAACCAGTGATATCAAATGACATACGAGGTAGAGTTATTGCCACGCTTGAATCGTCTCCAGTTAAATCTGCTTGTTGGTCTAATCTTGCCAAGAACTTTTCTTTTGGTGAATATGACAAAGGCACTCTAATATTCTGCAATGGATTTCCGCTAGAGTCCAAACGCCTAATATTAATATTATTAAATATTGTACCAAACGCAATTACAGTATTTCTTATTGATTTATGGTAGAAGTGTTGTCCAAACATTATACTATTTTGCCTTTGTTAAGTCCCTCTTTGATAACATACTTTTGTGTGCCGTTTGCACCATGTGTTACCGATTTTTTAAGAGTTTTGCCTAACATATGATTTCTTTTTTCTATTGTACTTTTCTTATGAAAGTCTGTTAGTTGTCTATGTCTATCTCTTTCCATAATTTTTATACCCGTATCCTTTTTTTCTATCACCATATAATTTTAACCATGACCAACTTGTCAATGCAGTAGAATAGTGATTAATTTTTTCTAATATATATTTAATAATCATCAACTTCTCCAAAAGGATTTCTTTCGCTGAAATCTAATATATCATCACTTGTTGATGATGTTGTTGTACCTGCCTGTTCTTCAAATATTAGTCCTTGATCTACTGGTTGTTGTTCCGACATTGTAAAGCTTTCATTGATAAGATAACCTATCTCACCAATATCACTCTCTAGTGTGATTGCACCAGAGGCTGATGTACCA